TATTTCTATAGCGAGACATAACCTGTTGCAGGTATTGCTCTGCCTTTACCTTAGGAAGATTACCAACATCAATATAGAAAATACGACGTTCGGGTGCTCTTGATAGTCTGTAAATTACCAGAGAATCCTCAATCATTCTAAGTTGATTGAGTGCTTTGATTGCTTTATGGAGATATGAGAGAACCGTTCCCTTATTTCTATCTACAAGACCTGAACTACAATATACGATTGAATCTTTTGCAATCTTTACCGACTCAGACTTTTTGGCACCAGAACCAAACATTTGATTTGGATAATTTGGTTTTGGTGTATAAACAAAGTACTCCTCAATCTCTGGTTCAAATACTACTGTGCCGTCTGCTTTCTTATTGGGACCAATACCATTTTGACGTAGTGCTTGTCCCCTAGCATCAATCTTCTTCTCTTGACGGACATATTTGATCTTCATTGGATCAATATATCTTAAATCTTGAATTCCTGCGGTGGGATTTTTAACATCAATTACTTTTAGGTAGTAGACTCTTCCATCTACATACCAGTTTCTAAACATTTCGTGAGACTTTCTATCAAAATCTAAAATCTCTTTAATATATGTAAATTCTTCGCGAATTATTTTCTTTAATCTGTCGCTTGCATTAAGATTTGATAGTTCAATCTCTACAGGAGAATCGTAGAGATCACTAACTATTGCTTCGTTTACAACATCTTCAATGGCAGAATCCGCTTCGGGATGCAACGCCATTTCGCGATATCTTTTAATTAAATCGTGTTCGGTTCTGTAAACACCTTCAATATCAAGGTAATGACCATAAAAACCACTGCTAATGTAATTGTCAACCCCGTCCTGATTGGTTTCAGGAACGGGGGAAACAACTGATGGTGGTTTAGATTGGTTATTTTCAATTGAAAAACCAAAGAGTCTTGCCATCGTATAAATTTGACTATTCGTTATTAACTATTTAGTTGATGTTTTCACCGCCTGCATTAGGACCTTGACCCTTCACTGCTTCCCACCACTGAACTTGAAGTTCAACGGTGAATTCTTGAATGCCTTGAGAGTCGTAAGAAAGTTCAATAGGAGCAACTTGAGTTGGGAAAACATCATAGAAATGATACTTTCTCAAAGTGTCGCCACTACGATCTAACTGATAAACGTAAGCATCTGCCTGATAATCTGCTGGATTAGTTGTTCCAGTGTTATCAGATACACGGTTGATAGTATTCATCCACTTTTCAAAAGCAGAACGAATAGCAAAGTCCGTATCGTTGATAACTGTGATTGACCAAGTGTCAATGGTACGATCGCCAGCAATCTTGAGAAGTCTTCCTCTGAAAGGAACTTCGATTGGAGCAATGTTTGACGCTGGAAGGTTTGCTGCCTTAACAAGGAATCTTGCCTTGTTAAGGATGTCGTTCAAACCTTCTACACTAACTGCACTGGGAAATGCCAGTTCGACTTCGAATAGATTAGAGCGAGCACCACCACCCGACAGCTTGCTCTTGAAGTCCGTAATCTTTCTTAGTGGTGGTGGATTGAGTTGATTTCTAGTTGCCATTTTAGGTTATAACCTCTAAGATTTTGGATTGATCAAACGTTGCCAATGACTTCTTCAAACGAGACGCCAGTTCTAGTAGCAACAAAGGTAAGACCGATGAAGTTGATAGAACGTGCTGGTTTGATGAAGATATCAGCGACAAATTCATTGTTGTCGATAATTGCAGCAGTGTTATTTGTTTCATCACAAATAACAACATAATCAAAGATTCCTCTCTTGGATTGAACATCGCGAAGGAATGGTTCAACAATATTCACGAAGTTAGTTCTCGTGATTTCATCGTTGAATTCAAAGAGTTGATCTTTAGCAGCAGCAGCGATTGCATCTTCTAAGAAGATGAACAAACGACGGACGTTAATTCTGTCAAATGCGGATGCTTTAGCAAATCCAGTCTTATCACCGAAGAGGATAATACCATCACCAGGTGAGAAGATTACAGGATTGACTCTGTTAGAGTAGAGTTGATCTCTTTGAATTTTGGATGGGTTGTATGCAACTTTGACTGCATTCAGGATAGTTCCTCTAGAAGTTCCTGCTGGTGAGAACCAAGGGAACTGATTGATATCGTTTCTTGCACAGGTTCCCGCAATGTCTCCGTTCAGAGGAATGTAGCGGAAGGTGTCATTGAAACGATCGTACATATACTTATAACCACTATCAAAGACAGCGTAAGTAGATGACGTAAGAGGAGCGTAGAACTCAAGAACATTGTCAGTGATTGCAGAATCACCGAAAACTGTAACGGTTCCTACAGTTCCGTCAGCAAGGAATGAACCTCTGTTTGGAGAGATAAATGCAATTGCATCTTTTCTCAGTTCAGCAACTTGAATAAGTTTGTTAGCAAGTGCTTGTGCTTGACTCTGCGAATAGTTTCCAGATCCCATCAACAGGAAGTCAACTTCATATTTCTCGGTGTTCTCAAACAGTGCATAACCTGAGGAGAGTTTTCCGAGAGTAGAGGATAGAGCGCCTGATGCATTGATGTCGGTGCCATCATCATAGTTCTTACCACCGCCTAACTGATAGGTGTTTGAACCAGATGCACCAAAAACAATTCCTTCTGCATCTTGATCCCAACCAGTGTCGGTTGCGTAAGCATATGTAGAGGATGATGTAAATCCAGTTGTTGTGATTCCAGCAGGAGCGGAACCTCCAAAGACATACTCGGAAGCATTAAATGTATACTTTCTCCAGTATGCGGTGCTTCCTACAGAATACTCAGCATCTTTTGCCTTGGAAAGACTAACGTGCTTCTCAAGAATGGTTCCTGCGTTTCCTGTAACTTCACCCTTTCCGTCGATAACGAGAACGTGAATTTCGTCGAATCTTCCGTTTCTCTCTGCTGCATACTCAGATGTTCCTGGTCTGTCAACAATACTATTCCAAGAAATTGTAGATCCAACACTGGTAAGTGTTAAAGTTTGCTGATCAAACCAGTCTTTACGTGAAGTAAATGTTGTTGAACCCAGAGCAGTTGCGTTTCCATCGATAGGGTGGAAGAACAGTGATCCAGAAGCAGCGAATCTGTAAATACCGGATGGTTGGTAATCAACGGTGGTTACTACATCAGCAGCACTGACGTGAGAGATAACTTTAACACCAAGTTCTCCACTGCTAAGTCCTTCCGTGACGATACCCTTGAGATATCCATCAAGAGTAGTAGTGGAACCATTACCTGGCAGAGTTGCAGAGAATGCTTGGGTAACAGCCATACCCACTCTGATTGTTCCAATACCTGCAGTATCTGCTGTAGAGATACCTGCCAAAACTTGGTCTGCTTTAGCGTCGATTGTTGCGACTCTAATACCGTTTGCCCAAGAACCTGGATTTCTTGCGGCAAATGTTACGTCGGTAATTGTGTTATTGTCATAACCGAGTTGCTCGTAATGCTCATCAGATTTAATCTTAACGCTGGATGCTGCTCCAACAAAAGAGTTAGTCAGTTGATCATCATCTGCTCTTACAACTTGTAGACTTCCTCCGTATGCTAAGAATGAGGATGCTACCATCCACGATTCATACTGCTTTCCGGTCTCGTATGGTCCACCAAAGATTTTGAGAAGATCTGCCTCACTCGTAGCGAGAAACGGCGAATCAACTGGTCCTTGGGCGAAAGGTGCTACTATCGCACCGATAGAAGCTGAGGTTGCATCAACTCTTCCAATCGTAAGATCTACTTCTCTTACTACAATTCCAGGAGATGCTAAATTTAGTGGCATCTTTCTGTTCTCCTATTCCAGAATATTTCTAAAACTATTTAGAATAAGGGGTATTTTCAATGGGAAAACAGTGCGTAAACATCACCAATCTGGGTACATCTCGTGTACTGGTGTGTTCTTTTTTCTATTCCTTATAACTCTTGATTTCATACAGTCTTTACATTCATAAGAATATGATGATGGTAAAGATCCTTTATTTTTTCTGGTCTGATAATAATCTTCTAATAGATTCTTGACTTCTCCACAGGTCTTACATCTTCTATCAAGAAATAGGAGATGTTCTAAATCAACCTGCTCATCAAAATCCATTACTTTTCTGCTGCGTATAATGCAAACGTTGATGTTGTTATAACAGTCATCATATTAGCAATATGCTGTTTTACATCGGAGTCACACTTCTTACCAGGTAAAAAACAACCTATAATAGTTGCTCCAACTATTACTAACTGGAAGCAAATAACAATTCGTATTAGATCTATAACTTTACCTTTAGCATCCATCACCGATATTCCCACATATAAGAACGATCGCCATATTCATCAACGTGCCATCTATCACCAGAATTATCTACAAATGAAGTTTCACCTAGACCATCATCCAAAAATCCAAATGGTGCCATATCTTGCTCAATTTGATTCTTCTGTTCTTCGTAGATTCTCTTTCGGACATCATTGTCCGTCATCTCCTTAAAATATTCTTGTGCAACTAACCAAGCAAAGATAACCAGACACATTGCCAGGTCATCATTACAACCTTCTTCCGCTTCAAAAGAGTTGTGTTTTTGAGCAAAGGTGGTCAGTTCAGAAATTATCTCATAATCTTGTGTAAGTAACTTATAATCCTCAACCATCGTCTTGAGGTTTGAACAACCAAGTTTCTTAACTTGTGCAGTTGTTCTTACACCCATCTGTGATTTTTTACCAGAGAAACCGTGACCAACAACTTGACCAGCACGACCTCTCATTGCTGCCATTAACATATTATCATACTCCAAATCATAATGGAGAATGTTTGCTACCTGCTCACCAATATCATTAACTTCTACCAATACCCAAGCGTTATCATACCCCTTTGCGGTTTGTTGTATGATATTTGGGAATAACATTGGTTTTACTTCATTATTCCTATATTTTGCAACTACCTTGTAGGGGAATTCAGTAATATCAAATACGATAAATGCAGAATAATCGTTGCCCAACCCACGAGCAACGTCAACAGTAATAAGGTAGTTATGTTCCGGTTTGTAATTTTCGTAGACATCTAACCCAGCGTTCCTTTTGATAGGATCTTCGTAGACAAGATTTTTGAGAATTGCGGGATTTATAAGGGTATTGACACTACCAAGAAACTCACACTCGAACTCGACTTTGAATTGCTGTTCTGATGTGTTAGCAATCGTCTGTTCTTTCCATACATCATCTCTTCCAGGAACCTCGGACCAATGAACATCAGTTGGAATGTATTCATTTTTACCTTTCTCCGCGTCGTGCCACATACGGTAGAAGTGATTCATACCGTGTGGCGTGGATACAATGATTACCTTGGTGTTTTTACCAGAAGTAATAGTAGGATAAACAGAGGCAAAGAACGAGTCAGCGACATGATTCGGGACGAATGCGAATTCGTCGAGAAAGAGGATGTTAAACGACATACCTCGGACAGCA